ATTTTTCAAATTATTATAAAATAATGTATTTTATAATACTTTATTATAATTTATTAAATACTAAAAAATACTAATTATATAATAGATTACAAAAAATCTCTATATAAATATATATTATGAATTTCTCCAATTTCAATATTATGGGTTTAAACATTAATGTTTTAACTGTTGTAGTTTCTCTTTTAATAGGAGGATTAATCGCTTGCCATACTTTATGCGGATGTTCTTCTATTTACAACACTAAAAAGGAAGGTTTTCAAGGCGCTCCATTAGATTGGCAATTAAGCTCTGGTTTACCTAATGACACTTGGACAAAACCACCCGTTACTGCTGACCAAGCTCACAATAGTATGTATGCTTCATTAGCTGGTAATAAAGGCGGTCCTGTTCCACCTACTGGTTTATTTATGTGGGCACATAATTTATTCAAACCTGAATGCTGCTATACTCCTCAGCAATATTCATCCTCAACTGGTTGTGCATGTGTATCACAAGAACAGATGAAATTTATTAGTGAGAGAGGCGGAAATAATACATTACCATAAACTAATAATTTATATATTATAAAATTTCTAAAAGTAAAAATAAAAAAAAATAAAAGTAAAAATAAAAAATGTAAATCTAGACAGTAGTTTTAGCGCTATTTCTTTCTAACTATGCATCTCTAAAATAACTACTTTTTTAAAAAAAATTGGTTTTATATGTAATTCAATATACACTGCATCTTCGTTGCTATCATATTTTAATAATTTAAAATCTGTTTTCTTTTTTTTAACTAACTTGTTTAAATTATCTGATAATTCAATATCTATATCTGTATTTTGAATTATATATTTAGCTGAACCATTAGCTTTAACAATACCAGAAAGATTTATATTAATTATATTATCACTAGAAAACTCTGTTTGTATATTTTGTTTTCCTAATAATGGAAATTGCAAAGTTTTACTATATATGCTACCGTAACTTGGTAATATTAAACTATTTACAAACGAAAAAAAAAGTAAAAATAAATAAAAAAACATTTTACTATAAATATAAAATATTTACAAAAATAGTTTTATATTTAAAATTGAAAAATTATTTTTATTAAAATCAAAATATAATGTCTTATATACTTGTAATAGTTGAATCACCAGCTAAATGTAAAAAAATAGAAAGTTATTTAGGACCTGGTTATAAATGTCTAGCTAGTTTTGGTCATTTACAACAATTATCTTCTCTTAACAATATTGATATTTCTAATAATTTTAAACCAAAGTTTAGTATTATTGAAAGTAAAATACAACAAATAAACAAGATTAAACAAGCAGTCAGTTTATCAAAAGAAGTTATTTTAGCAACTGATGATGACAGAGAAGGTGAAGCTATTAGTTGGCATATTTGTCAATTATTTGATTTACCGGTAGATACAACAAAAAGAATAATTTTTCATGAAATTACAAAACCAGCAATTACAAAAGCTGTTAAAAATCCTACAACTCTAAATATGGATTTAGTTTATGCACAATTAGCGAGACAAATACTAGATTTAATTGTAGGATATAAGATTTCTCCTATTTTATGGGAATTTATTTCTAGAACTATGAAACTTTCTGCTGGTAGATGTCAAACTCCTGCTCTAAGGTTAGTTTATGAAAATCAATTAGAGATTGATAAATCTCCAGGCACAAAATCTTATAATACAACAGGTTATTTCACAGATAAAAATCTACCATTTATTCTTAATTATTGTTATGATGATGATGACAAAATGGTAAATTTCCTAGAGCTTACTACAGATTTTAATCATATTCTTACTTGTGATAAACCAAAAGACTCTATACGTAAAGCACCAACTCCATTTACAACAAGTCAATTGCAGCAGACATCTAGTAATGAATTACATATTTCTCCAAAAGATACTATGCAAATATGTCAGAAACTTTATGAGGCAGGTTATATTACTTATATGAGAACAGATAGTAAAATATATAGTAAAGAATTTGTTGAAAAAGCTATTCAATATATAAATAAGACATATGGTGAAGAATATTCTACTAAAAATATAGAAATATTAACTGATAGTTCTGCATCAAAATCATCTAAAAAAAAATCTAAAAAAGAAAAAGATAATGCACAAGAAGCACACGAGGCGATTCGTCCTACTAATATATCAATTACCAGTTTACCAGAAGATGGAGATTTTAGTGGTAAAGAGAGAAGGTTATATAATCTAATTTGGAAAAATACTGCTGAAAGCTGTATGGCAGATGCAATATTTAAAACAATTTTAGCACATATTAGTGCACCTGAAAATCATGAATATAAATTTACATGTGAAAATTTAGTATTTTTAGGATATAAAATCATAGATTATAATCATAAAGAAGAATCAGTTATAGATAGTACAAAAAAGTTAGCATACGAATATTTACCAAAGCTGAAATCAAAAGAATTAAATTATAAAGTTATAACAAGTAAATTTAGCCTTAAAGACCTTAAGACTCACTATACTGAAGCTAAGTTAGTGCAATTATTAGAACAAAAGGGAATTGGTAGACCATCTACATTTTCATCGTTAATTGAAAAAATACAGGAACGAGGTTATGTAAAAAAAGAAAATATTAAAGGCAAGACAATAAAGTGTATAGATTTTCAATTAGAAAATGATGAAATACTTGAAACAGAAAAAGAGAGAGAATTTGGTAATGAAAAAAATAAGTTGGTTATTCAACAAACTGGTATATTAGTCATAAAATTATTAATTGATAAGTATCCAAATATATTTAATTACGAGTATACTAAACAAATGGAAGATATTTTAGATATAATAGCAAAAGGAGAAAAAAAATATTATGAATTATGCAAAGATTGTTTAGATGAAATAGATAAAGTAGGATTAACATTTAATAATGTTATTGATAGAAAAGAGATAGTTATAGATAGTAACAATACATATATGATTGGTAAACATGGTCCAGTAATAAAATCAACTTTAGATGGAAAAACAATATTTTCATCAGTTAAAGAAAATATAGATTTAGATAAATTAAGGAATGGTGAATATAACTTGGAGGATATTATAGAAAATAATGATGATAAAATTTTAGGAAAATATAAAAATTATGACCTACTACTAAAAAAAGGACAATTTGGAAATTATGTTACTTGGGGTGATAATAAAAAATCATTAAATGGAATTAATATTACATTTGATAATATTACATTAGATGATGTAATAAATTTTATAACTAAATCTACTAATAATAATATTTTAAGAGAAATAGATAAAAATACATCTATTAGAAATGGTAAATATGGACCATATATATTTTATAAAACAGAGAAAATGAATAAACCTAAATTTATTAAACTAACTGGACTTAATGAGGATTATATTAATTGTAATAAAGAAATAATTTTATCTTGGATAAGTGATAAAATTTAAAAATAATAAAAACAATAAAAACAATAAAAACAATAAAAACAATAAAATAATAAAAATAATAAAAATAATAAAAAATAATGATATTATTTATATGCCTACTTTTCAACCAAGAACAATAAATAATACTAATAGATTAACAATACAAGAAAAACAAAAATATGCAGAAATTTGTTTTTATTTTCTTCTTTTAATAGGATTATTACTATCTATTATTGGTAATATTGCACAAAAAAAGGTAGATGCTAATTCTAGCTCCGCTAAAAGCTGGGTAAGTACTAGTGCGGCTGGTTATATAATTTCTGCTGCTGCAATTTTATTTTTAATGATTTTTTTTATTTTATTTAATACAAGTAAAATTCCTGCAAACGATACTTTAGGAGAGAAAATTACAGGTGGAATTGGTAGAATACTAATATATCCTTTACCTTGTCTTATAACAATTGGTATATTAATTTTTGCTGCTGTTCAAACTTTAAAATTTCAAGATAGATTAGCTGAACAACATGTAGCAAGTATTTATTATACATGGATTAATACTTTTACATTTTTATTATTTTTACAAATATCTATATTATGGTTTTATTCTTATAATGATAAAAGTCCTAATTCATATAAAAGATACATAATTTATGCTATAGGAATTACAAATTTTGCTATATTAGGAATTACACAAGTTATCTTACAATATTTTTCTACAGATGGTTAATCAATATTAATAAATTTGTATGTGAGTCCAACACTATTTTCAGTTTCCCATATTCCTGATATTTTTAAAATAATATTTTCATTATTTTGTTTTTTAATAAAAAATTTTAATTGTTCAGATATTTTTATAATCTTGCTTTTCTCTCTACAATACTTATTTAATAGATTATTTTCTATATTATTAAATAATTCTAATGATTCTAATAATAAATTATTTGTATTATTTGTATTAATATTATTATTTGTATTAATATTATTATTTGTATTATTTGTATTAATATTATTATTTAAATTTATTTTTAAATTTATTTTTAAATACAAACCATTCAAAACTATATATTCATCAGAATATATTATTCTGATAAATTTACTATTATCCATAACAGTATTTTTAACTGGTTCATAAAAAAATACATTATCTTCATTATATTTTATTTGGTCTAATACTAAATTCATATATATTAAATTTAATAAGTTCTTTTTAAGCATTTAAAAAAAATGGTATATGTTAAGTTAATATGAAACTAGTAGAAAATCATTTTATAGATTATATTAATCGTTATAATAATAATTTCCACAATATCAACTATAAAATAAATAACATAGAAAGTATGAATAACCTTATTATTTATGGTCCACCTGGTGTTGGTAAATATACTCAAACTTTAAACTTATTAAAAGATATTAGTCCTTCTAGTCTTAAGTATGAAAAGAAAATTAATATTCTATTTAATAAAAATAATTATTTTATTAAAATAAGTGATATACATTATGAAGTTGACATGTCATTATTAGGTTGCAATTCCAAATTATTATGGTTTGAAATGTATAATCAAATAATAGATATTATTACAGCAAAAACAGTAAAAACAGGTATTATAGTTTGTAAAAATTTTAGTGATATACATAATGAATTATTAGAAATATTTTATAGTTATATGCAATTACAATTTAATTCTTCTTTAAAGATTAAATTTATATTAATTGCTACTAGTATAACTTTTTTACCAGAAAATATTATTAATTCTTGTCAAAAACTTGTTATTCCCAGACCACCAAAATCTGCATATAATAAAATTATTCAATCTACAATTCAAAAGACTGACTGTATTTATAAGATAAATAATATAAGAGATATTAATGAAAAAAATAATTCGCATAAGATTATGCAACAACCATATAAAAATATATGTGACCAAATAGTTGAAACTATTGTGAATTATGATAATATTAAATTTTTAGAATTGAGAGAAAATTTATATGATATTTGTATATTTGATTTAAATATATATAATTGTATAAATTATATTTTTAAACAATTGATTGATAAAAACAAACTAGATAGAGAGAAAATGAATAAGATTCAACTCTATTTATATGATTTTTTTAAATTATATAATAATAATTATAGACCAATTTATCATTTAGAAAGGTATATTCTATATATATTAACTACAGTTAATGAATTATAATTTAGCATGTAAAACACTTAATTTGCAAAAAGATTTTAATGTAAAAGATTTAAAAAATAATTATTACAGCTTAGCTTTAAAGCATCATCCAGATAGAAATTTAGATAAAGACACTACTGAAAAATTTCAAAATATACAATCAGCCTATAATTATTTAAATAGATATATTGAAAAAAATAAACATACTAATCAAACTAATCATTCTAACGCTAAGGATTATGTTGATAAAAATAGTAGAGAGAATATGGATAATATGGATAATATGGATAATATGGATAATATGGATAATAAATTTAATTATGGGTATAGTTATGGGTATAGTTATATATTAAAAGAATTTTTAACAAATATAGTAAAATCTAATTTTGATTATGAGCAATTTATAGATTTAATAACTAATGCTAATATTACAAATGAAATATTAAGAAAATTACCTAAGACTACTATATTAGAATTTCAAAATATTTTAAAAAAATATTCTAAATTATTAAATGTTAATAAGACGATTATAGATAAAATAGACAATATTTCAAATGAATATACAAAAAACGACAAAATTATAGTATTAACTCCAACCTTATCCAATTTATTAAACTGTGAAGTAAATAAACTAGAATTTAAAAATGAAATTTATTATATTCCTTATTGGCATCATGAATTAGTTTATGATTTATCTAATAATTTATTAATAATTAGATGTGAACCAAAATTACCTGACTGTGCTAGTATAGATAAGTTAAATAATTTGTATATTAATTTAAGTACTAGTATAACAAGTATATTAAATAGTAATAATATAGATTTAGTTATTGATAATAAAAAATATTATATACCGATTGATAAATTAAAAATAGTTAAGCAGCAAAGGTATGAAATAAAAAATATGGGAATACCATTAATTAATACTGTTAATATTTATAGTGTTTCAAATTTAGGTTCCATATTTGTTGATATTACATTTACAGATATCAAATAATTATAAAATAATAATATCAAATAATTATAAAATAATAATATCAAATAATTATAAAATAATAATATCAAATAATTATATAAATGTTATATAGTTATATGATAGATAATCAAAGATTTTATTTATATACAGGATTATTGGCTGGATTTTATTCAATATTTTCTGGATTTCAATATTATACATATTCTGGTGTAAATTTAATAACATCTGAAAATGCGAAAAAAAAGATAAAAGATAATAAAATAAAACATATTATTGATGTTAGGACAAAAGTAGAATGGGACTTAGGTCATTATAAATCTGCAATTCATATACCTGGCTCCCAAATAAATAAAAAAAATAATAAAATAAAAAAAATAGATTTTGATGAAGGAATATTAGTATATTGTAATACTGGACAAAGAGCAAGAATAGCTTCTGAAAAATTAGTTAAAATTGGATTTAAAAATGTTTACTATATTTCGGGTAGTTACAAATCATTATAAATAAGTAAATAAATAAAAAATTACTATTAATAATATATTATGAATATTAAATTATATTCGTTATTAACTCTTGCTACTGTTATTACTGCTTCATGCGTTGTTGCCTACAAATTATACATAAAAAATAAGTAAATATAATAAAAAATATAATAAAAAATATAATTTTATTATATTTTTATTGTTAATTAATTAACAAATTGATTTATTTTTTATTTTAATTTTTAATTTACTCTTTTGCTGCTACCTTTTTACGTACTACCTTCTTCTTTGGAGCTGGAGCTGGCTCTGGCTCTGGTTCTGGCTCTGGTTCTGGTTCTGGTTCTGGTTCTGGTTCTGGTTCTACATCTTCATCATCACTATCTTCTTCCATAGTTACAGGAACTGAATCTGTATCAACATCATTATTAGAATTCTCTAGCTTTTCCCGGTCACTATCAGAAAGTTTGATTAGACACTTGCCTTTTAGTGATGGCTTAGGCTTTACAACACCCTGATATAGCTTCCAAGTTACACCAAACTTGCCACCAATAAAGTATAGTCCACCACAAAGCATAACCGTAGCAATATCTACTCCCTTTGGAATTAGCTCGGTTGGAAGAATACCCTTATCATTTGGATAAAGTGTATTTTCATCAATATCATAAATCTCAAACTTAAAATCACCCTCCCACTGAGGAGCTTTAAGTCGCAGAGTTGGATTAGAAGTATAGTCAAATTCACCAGTTAATGGGTCCTTTCGGTACTTAAGCATAGGCGACCATAGAGCATCACATACATCTTCACTTAGGTTTGGCTTATTCATCCATTCTTTACTATTCTTCATAGCATCTTTCTTAAGCTTATTTTCAAATGCCTTCATATTATTTAGAAACCGTTCAATCTGCTCATTACTATATTCATCCTTTGGAAACTGAAGTGACATATCATATGTTCGCCTTCCATTCTTTTCATCAACATATTCATTAATGCCCCATGTAAGCATAAGTGGAGTTGAAATATATAGCGGCTTCTTAAGTTTGGCATTTAGAATGCCTACACTCTTTCCACCAGATTGATTTACTTTTGGCTTAGTGTAAATAAAATCAGTCTCCGCATCAAATACGACAGCATCAATAACGTCTGCGTGTACGCTCATTCCCGCCATTATCAGATAGTTTAATATTAAAGATTATCTTTAAATCAATTTTTTTTTTAAAATAATAAAAAATAAAATAAAAAGAAAAATACAAAAACCGTTCACCTAAACGTTCACCTAGACATCCTTCTCCAAAAATGATTAAAGATTAAACTAACCACAATAAATTAATAATTAATTTATAATATTTAATTATTAATTTCACTAATATTAATAAAATTAATCTTCATCTATATTTATAAATACATTATTGCATAAATTTTTTATAACTTTATCTTCTTTACAATCTTCTGTACAACTTTTAACTAATTTCATATATTCTTCTTGTTCAATTTGGTTTTTTTCCCAATTTGGATGTTCTTTAACCCATTTATCTAAATTTTGTCTCTGATAATGTGTCACTTTACTAATAGCTTCTTTTAAATTCTTATTTTCATCGTCTTTTGCCCAACATTCTTCTTTATCACATTTTATATATAAAATTTCTCTCTTTACATCTGTACAGTGTAAAGGTCTTTCATGGAGAGAAAGTTTATTCATATTCTCTATAAAAATATTTGATACTCCTTCACTTAAACCTTTATCACTTGTCACCAATAAATTATCTATTGATACCTTTATTTTATCTATAAATTCATCTATGGTTAACGCGTCTTTACATGTTTCATTTAAAAATATATTTATGTTAAATTTTTGCTTATTTATGGTAGTATTAACTGTATTTCCTACTTTGGGTATTAATTCACTTATCTGATTTCTTAACTCTTTATTTTCTATCTCTGAAGCCTCTTGTTGTTCTTTAAATGTTTCAAATTGTTTATATAATATTGTTTTTATCTCTGAATTTTCATTAACTAATTTTTGTATTATATTACCTGTTACTTCATTTGTTACTTCATTTGTTACTTCATTTGTTACTTCATTATTTTTATCTTCTTCTAAAATTTTATTTTTTATTTTACAGGTTTTAATATGTCTATATAAATTATTTTTATGCGCATAACTCTTACCACATTCACAAACAAATGTGTCGGAACCTTTTGGAACTTTTTTAGTATCATTTATTCTATTTTTATGTTTTACAGTTGCTAAATGTCTATCATATTGACTTTTTCTACTTGTACTATAGTTACAACATTCACATTTAAATAATTCAGAATTTTTTTCGGAACTTTTTTGTATCATTTAGTATCTTTAAATTGATATAATAAAAAGTTCCTAAATAGAAAAATTTATAGATTCTAAATTTACTTTTGCGTTATTATCAACAATCAATTTAATTTTTATATATCTAGATTTTCTCTCCTCATCTTCTATAATAGCCTCTATTGCACAATTCCATAATGTTAATACTGAATATTCTTCTATTCCTTTTGTATCTATAACTGATTGATGTAAGAGAGAAAGTCTAGCTAAATATTGGTAATTAGGTAAATCTCTTGAATACAAATATATTATTCTCTCTATCAATTTATCTGTTGAATTATATCCATTATTTGTTAGATATTTTAATGTATCTACTGCATCTTGAATAGTTTTTATATCTGAAAGATAACAAATACTAATAAAATTACTATATTTATTTTCTCTCAAATAAAAATAATTTATTAATTTCTCTATTCTTATTTTTATTTTTTTTATACGATTAAGACTGTAGACCATTAATATATTTACGGAGAGAAAAAATATTACTTAAATTGCTTAGGAACTTTTTGGAACTTTTTTAGTATCATTTTTCCATTTTTTTGAAGTCAGTAACAAACATTTTTTAAAAAAATGTTTTATTAAAACCATTATTCATTATATAATAATATATTTCTTGCAAAAAATATTTTTTGGAACTTTTTTAGTATCATTTAGTATCATTTTTATGATACTAAAAAAAGTTCCAAAAATAAAAAAAGTGAAAAATTGG